AAACTGGTGTTGATATTGCGAGGGGAAATGTTGCAAGTAGGGCATTTGATTTGCTTGCCCAAAAAGCAGAAAATCTGCGTGGTGTCAACAAGGAAAACGCAGTCAAGGCAATGGAAGAACTACTGAAACGTAGAGCAAGTCAACCTTGATACACAGGAGAATAAATAAATGTCCGCACTATCAGTAGAACCACCATACCCAGCATTTGCGGATTCTGATGGACAGCCGCTTGAAGATGGCTACATCTGGATTGGCACTGTCAACCTCAACCCGATCACCAACCCGATTGTTGCCTATTGGGATTCTGCGTTGACCATCACTGCTGTCCAGCCGATTCGCACAAGTGGGGGTTATCCTGTCTACCAAGGCACACCATCACGCATCTACACTGCAAGCGATTACTCTATCCAAGTGCAGAACAAGAACGCCACGGTGGTCTATACCTCTTTGAATGGTAATGCTTTTGGTGGAGGTTTACTTGTAACCAATGCAACTGGTACTGGCACACAAACTATTTTTCCAGTGGGTTCATTAGTCACAGCAATTTATATTAATGGTGTATATCAAAATCAAAACACCTACACATTTGCGAATGGCAATGTTACATTCACACAAGCACCACCATTCACCTCTATCATTGAATTTGTATTCTGAGGAATAAACCATGTTAAAAGCAATCTCAACCATCACGAACGCACTGGGTGCTTTGAACTACAAAGGCACATGGAATGCATCAAGCAATACGCCAACTTTGGCAGATGGCACTGGTGCAAAGGGTGATTACTATGTGGTCAGCACCGCAGGAACGCAGACCTTTGGTGGTGTGCAATTATTCTTTGGCACGGGTGATTGGATAGCCTATAACGGTGCAGTCTGGCAACGTGTCGAGGGTGGTTCTGATGGCAACTTTGCCAATGTAACCCTGACATCAACCGATGCTGGTGCAACAGCAGCCCCATTACTTGAGTTATATAGAGATTCAGTCAGCCCAGCGGCATCTGACACATTGGGTGAAATTGAGTTTAATGGTGAAGATTCGGCTGGCAACAAACAAGCCTATGGATTGATTCACGCATCTATTCTTAGCCCAACGTCTACTGCTGAACAAGGGCAAATTCACTTTGAGACCGCAACTGCTGGTGCGTTGACTGAAAAGATGATTATTGGCACAAACAATCTTGTAATTAACGAGATCGGTGCAGTGTTTAACGTGCGGATTGAAGGTGACACAGATGCTAATTTGTTCTGCACCGATGCCACAAACAGCCGTATAGGTATTGGCACAGTCAGTCCAGCCGCCAAATTAGATGTTGTCGGAACTGTTGGTATCAGTAGCACTACAACATTGTCTGGTCTGACTGCCTCCACTGCATTAGCATTAAATTCAAGTAAAGAAGTGGTCAGCGTCACAAACACAGGCACAAGCAATAATGTTTTGTCTAACTCACCAACTTTGCTATCACCGCAAATTACAACCACCACCACTGGGTCTGGCGCGGTAATATCTACACTAAACGGCACAGGGACAAATTCAACGGTTAATAGTACAACTTACACCGTTACATTTGGATATAGCGCCAAAGTTTTTTGGGTTGCCTTGGGTTCTGGTGATGGTTGTTTAGTAGTTGCAAATTATAAAAGCGCAACTATTACGTTAGTTGGAACTCCAGGGCCAATTGTTGCATCGTCTACTCCAGCCGCTGGCGAATTTGGTATTTATAAATCTGCGGATAACCATGCCATTTCTTTTGTAACAGGTTCCGCCGCTGTCTCCGCTTATGGTAGTTGGCAAGTGATGTGTTTATCATCCACCGCCGCTTAAAGGATAAATCATGTTTAAAAAACACGGAAATGAATTTGTTGTCAAGGTCATTGATGTGACTCCTTTGATTCCTGTCTCAGTAGAATTGACGGACGAGCAAAAATTAGACGAACGACTTGTGCAGTTTCATGCTGAATACCAAGTATGGATTGCCCAAGGCAATGCGCCACTTGAGCAAGCTGAAAGTTAAATATGGCACTGACCAAAGTTTCGTATTCAATGATTACTGGTGCGGTAGTCAACGTCAAAGACTATGGCGCGGTTGGTAATGGAACTACGCCTGACACAGACGCAATCAATGCGGCGATGACCGCCGCCGCCGCCGCAGGGAAAACATTGTTTTTCCCTACTGGAATTTACTTAATTGAATCAACGCTGACAATTCCAGTATCGTCAACTTACGCAAGATTCACCATCCAAGGTGAATTTGCCACAGACATCAGCAACACAGGAAATCTTCCAGGTGCAGTAATTCGCACCAGCGGAAACTTTACAGCTATCCAAACGCCTGTTTTGACTGCGCCCAATAACACCATTGCATATTGGACTAGATGTCTGGAAATTAGCGACATTTATCTATCAGGGCCACAAAATCAAGCATCTGCTTTTTCATCATCTGTTGGCTTTAATTTAAGCGGCGTACAGTTTTTAAAGGCACACAATCTTCATGCTGAAGGATTTGGCACTGGGTTAAACATTACAGATGGTTCTGAAATTTATTTGTCAGGCCGTCATGTTTACCAGAACAATTACTATGGCGCGTTTTTAAAACGTAGCAGCACATCCACCACTGATTTGCAAGCATGGGCCGAAAACCTTGTTTGTGTGAACAATTACATTCCGTTGGTTTTGCGAACAGTTCGTAGTTTTTGGTGCAACAACGGTGAATTGATCACCTATGGAGCTTCCCCACCTTTAACGGGTCGCACCCCAGCATCGCGCATTTACATTGAGGCTTCTTACAACACGCAAATCCATTTCAACAATTTGACAATGGAAAATGACGAGCAAATCACTTGCGTCAGTGTTGATGGTAGTGGGCTTGGGATTCTCTCTTTCAATCAATGCAACTTTGAAAGCGCCAAATTTCCTTTGGTGACTTGCGAGGGATTTTTTGACAACATCACGGTCACCAATTGTTTGTTTGGCCCTTCTCCACAAACAGCATCAACCAATCAACAACCAATTGTTTATCTGAACATTGCGGATACCAGCGACAACGATGCAAGGGCAAACGAGGTTGTCATGTACGGCAACAGCCCGTCATGGACTTCATTTGCCATCTACGACAACAGCGTCAACCGCAGTCCATACGGTGATCGTGTGCCACCATACATGCAGGAATTGAACTGGCGGCGTGAGATGGACCAAGCCGCTGACAATCGCATTACGGTGTACGGCAATTACAATTTCACCACATCAAATGTCTTGGTTGGAAATGCGCGACTGTATTGGGATGACAATGTAGTCGCAAACAATTTTGCGCTTTTGTACCCTTCCAGGGCGCTTAAAGGTGCAAGCGTTTTGTGGGTCACTTTGATTGCGGATACAAACGCAAATAACACTGTGCCGACCATATACGAGATTGGCGGCATAGGAACATCACCAGCAGATTGGCAATTGATATTCAGTTGCCCACTTGCCCAATTTACTGTTGGGGCTAAAACGTTCTACAAATGGGGTTATGCCATTGAAATATTGAACGCCACAACGTCAGCCAGCACAGGGGTTACGTCAATTGGGTTGTCAAACATTTATTCAACTTCTGGCGGTACGGGAAGCGGTTTAGAGTATTTTGCTGTGTACTCAGACCAACGTGATGTTGGATTTGTTCAAGAAACACCTCGATTTATGGCGGCTGCACCTTCCACAGGTTTGGAAGGTTACGGTGCGGTCAGAGATCAAATTCTTAGAACTACACCTAGCGCGGGAAATGTAGGTTTTGTTTGTACTGTTGCGGGGATTCCTGGCACTTGGGTTACGTTTGGGTAATTAATTAGGATAAAACCATGACACAGCCAATGAACATCAATCATCAAATCATGAAAGACATTTGCACTGCGGTGTATATGCTCAAAGTAATCCAACCATACAATGCAACAACCATTGCACAAGGAGTCTGATATGTCCACCAATTCACAAATTGCATTTGCGCCACTTGGCGAAACAGTCGTTGTCCCTGCGGCGGCTAGTGCCCCTACTGGCGTTCAGGCACTGGTTAGCGGAAGACTAGATGCACAGGGCACAGGTCAATACCGAATCATCAACGACAGTACCTACACGGTGTTTTTGGGTGTTGGTACGACTGCGGCACTGGCTACGGCAAATGCTGTTGCCCCAGTTGCTGGTAATCCAAGTCCAGCCATTGTGCTTGTGCCTGGGGCTGTGGAGATTCTGCGCTTTGCACGCACATCGTATTTCAGTGGTCTTGCATCAGCGGCGGCAACTGTCTATATCGTGCAGGGCGAGGGCATCTAATGCTTGAAGATACCGACACACGACTGGCGGTGCATGAGGCGGTTTGTGCTGAGAGGTACACCGCCATTGAAAAGTCGTTCGAGTCTGGTTCTCAGCGCATGACCCGCATTGAGTATTTGCTTTATGTGGTGATTGCGGCTGTATTGCTTGGTCCTGGTTTTGCTGGTGAACTGGTCAAAAAAATACTGGGGCTGTAAATTGACCCAATTACGGCATTTGCACTCTGCAAAAGTGCCTATGAAGGCATCAAGGGTTGCATTGCCGTTTATCAAGATTTAAAAAAAACTGGCAATGACTTGACCAAGATCACCAGCGAGGTTGGTGGGGCACTGTCAAACTTCTTCAAGGGTCAGGCAGAACTTGAATCCAGCCATAAAAAAGCAGAGTTTCAGCGAGAAGAAAACAAACGCAAAGGAATCAAAGACGATCTTGCCACACAAGCCATAGACAATGTGATGTTTCTCAGGCAGACCAAACAGTTTTACGCTGACCTTGAGAAAATGGTGCGATGGGAAATGGGACAGCCCGATCTCTGGCGTGAAATTGTTGAGGAGTATCAAAAGCTGTTGGACCAGAAATCGGAGCAAGCGGCACGGGAGTTGCACGAAAAACGGGTGAAAGCATGGCGGCAACAAAGATTAAAAAATCAGATACTGGACAGGGTACTGGAAACGGTGGCGGTGGTTTTCGTGGTCGCTTACCTGATATGCCTAATGTGGATGATAAGTCTCAATCATCAGGGTCGTTTGGATACCTTCTGGTCTTAGTGCTGTTCGCACTTGTCTTTGTGTTGGTGTTGCCCCTTGTTGGCATGATGTACATGGACACGATGGTAGTAAGGCGAGAAGCCAAGGCCCAGATAGAAAAAGTGGAAAAACTGCGAAAGCAGATTGAAGATGAAAGAAAAAAAGATGATTGACCTCACCAAAGCTATTGGCGCAGTTGCCGCAAGCGTTGCCGCGTTAGGCGGGAGTTACACGCTGGCAGACAAATTTGGTTGGTTTGATCGGGCTATTCTTGAATGGTCTCCAGAGCATTTTAAAATCGTGGCAGAAGCTGGACAACCCATCAATGTCACCGTTGCAAGAATAAAAAAACGGGACGATTGCTCTGTTGAGAGTTTTACGCCAAGCATTCGGGATGCCTCAGGTATGGTGCATGAAGCAACCACCACCGCAAGCAGATTCAGCGGCCCAGCAGGGCCAGAAATTGATACATTTACGTATCAACTCACAATGGTGAGAAAAGAAAAGATTGCTGAAGGTAAAGCCACTTTGCTGGCAACAATCAAGTATAAATGCCCAGAGGGTGAACGTGTTGTGCAGTACCCACGCCATGCAAATCTAAGTTTTGAATTGAAAGGTTAAAAAATGCTCACTTTATTCTCCAGTCTAATATCATTCTTGATGGGCGGTCTTCCCAAAATTCTTGAATTCATACAAGACAAGTCCGACAAAAAACACGAACTTGCATTGGCGGCAATGCAGACTGAACGCGAGTTGACACTCAAAAAAGCTGGCTTAGAATCACAAGAGCGCATTGAACACATACAGACTGAGCAGATACAGATCAACGCCGATGTGCAGATGGCACAGACCCAGATGCAGGAACGCCAAGCGTTATATGCACATGATGTAGCACTAGGTCAGGGCGCATCGACTTGGGTGATTGACATGAGGGCCGCAACCCGTAGCGTCATTACCTACGGAATGTTCATCATGTTTATGTTTGTCGAGGTCTTTGGTTTTTATTACGCATGGCACACTGATGTAGCCTTTGATGTGGCACTGAATCATTTGTGGGATGATGAAACCCAGATCATCTGGGCTTGCATCGTATCTTTTTGGTTTGGTGGTCAGGCGTTTAAAAAATGAACATCAGCCCCAAAGCTGTTGAGATGGTCAAGCATCATGAGGGGGTGCGGTTTAAACCTTACCGTTGCCCTGCAAAACTTTGGACAATAGGAGTAGGTCATGTTTTATACCCAGATCAAGGCAAAATGCCAGTCGATCAAAGAGACGGTTATCAGTTACGCACAGAAGATAATCGCACGTTTTCAGCGGAAGAAGTAAATGCCATTCTCAGAAACGATCTTGCAAGGTTTGAGCGTGGAGTACACACTCTATTTCCTGTCGATCTCAGCCAAGGGATGTTTGATAGTCTTGTCAGCTTTTCTTTTAACTGCGGTCTTGGAACAATCCAGCGTTCAACGCTACGCCAAAAAGTCCTTAGAGGCGACAAAGCGGGTGCTGGGGATGAGTTCCTAAAGTACACCAAGGGCGGTGGCAAAGTCCTGCCAGGGCTGGTCAAACGCCGCCAAGATGAACGGGCATTATTCCTGCATCCATAGGATGATTTGCACAAATACCCAGGCAACCACTATGGTCACGGCGGCTCCAAGGCACAGGATTAAAAATAGCCCGATCACATAACACCTCGCATTTCCCAACCAAGCAAAAAGTAATTCCATCGGGTAGTCATGTTCTGATTGGTGAACTTCTCACCGTCCCATTCAAGTTCGGATTCAGCATAACCTTTGCCCGTCATTAAGGCGATGAATACTTTACGTGCTTTCATGTGTTCTTCTCCTTGAGTTTGGCTTTGATTGCGTCAGTAATATCACCGCCCGATAAGTCCCAAAACGTCCAAACCTTTTTTTGCTGTGCTGGCTCTGTGCGCTGTGGTGGGGTTAAGTAAGCGTTTGAGTCTTCGAGGTCGCCACTGCCTACCCATGTGCGAGGCGGCACTGGTTGTGCATTCAACATATTTCGGCAGGCAAGGATGGATTCAATGTCATCAGGCTCAATCTCTTGCCCAAGCCGTTGGGTTTCCTTCATGGCGTGTTCCGCCAATGCTTCCCTTGCAATGCGTTCAAGTTGGGCGCAAACAGTTGGGGCATGAGGTTCTGTCAGCAGTAGCTGATACATCTTCTTCAATGCTTCTTGTGTCATTTCAGCACCTCTTGTTCCAACAGTTTCATAGCTTCATCAATGCGCTCATACAGATACTCGGGCATCTGACGCTTATCCGCATATGACCATGACTCCACCGCTGACAACAACTTGATGAGTTGCAAGATTTGTTCTTTTGTCATGCTTTGCCTCCATACCAGTTTTCTTCATACATCTCGTAGAACCCCCACACCACCAGCCATACCCAACTCCATTCGGGTCTATTTCGCTGGTGTTCAATCTTTGACATCATCAGGCACAGATCTTTGCTTGGTGGTGATTTCATGCCTCTGCCTCCAGCGGTACATCACGCCATTCGCCTTGCGTTTTACCCGCAACCATGTCAATGATGTTTTGCTCTGGCTCCCACCATTGCTGAAGGATGCGGACTGTTTTTGGTGTCCAAGAAGTTTCGTCATCGCGCTCAACAAAACGCAGTTTTGGTGTTGGTGTCATTTCTTCATTCCTCTCACAAAAGCCGCAAACGACTGCACCGTGTCCCTGCCAAACGGCCCAGCAAATTGGTCAATTGCACAAGCCACTTCTTCAAGTGTGTCGTTGCGATGCAAATGGACAAATTCGGCTGGGTGGCTGTGCATATCCATGTGTGCAATCTGTCGCTTGCGATTACCACTGGTGTGTTGCCAATGGCCTTGTTTTAAGGCCATTTCCTCGAATGCCTCGTCTTCATCAGTCATATTTTTTCCTTCACTTTTGGCCCATATGGTTTGTGAAGATTGATGGTTCCATCAAGATCAATACAATTATTAGGCCATTTTTGCTGTGAAGTTCTGAATGTAAAAGTAAAGTCATCTGCAATCAATTCGAAATATCTGACGGCATTTTCAATTTCATGCTCCATATACATTATTGAGGGCCAGTGTGGAAAATGTGTGACCCATACGCCACCCACGTTTGAAATCGTGAATATCTTTTTTGTCATATTAACTCCCGCTGTACAGGTACAAAACGCCATTCACGTTCTGCCCTGCCTGACTTTGATTTAGTGACTTGCCCAGTCAATTCCACCAAACCAAACCGAGCCAATTCAGGCAACCGCCTTGCGACTTGATTGCCATCCAACCCAGTCAATTCAGCGATGCCATCTTTGCCCCTTGCACCAAAACGCTGGAGACAACCCACGATCAGATCAAAGTGTTGCCGTGCAAATTCCTGTGCTTGGTCTGCGGCGGCATGACTGGTGGATGGGTCTAGTGATCGTGCCCGTTTAAAAAGCAAGGTCATCATCAAACTCCTTTGTTTGTTTGCCCTCGTAAGGCTTGGGGTCGTAGCAGTTTGCCCAACCATCCCACCCACCTTTTGGCAGGGGTATCACATCAAGTTTAATTTTGAGGTTGCCGTTATCTTCAAACACTGAGCCGATGTTTTGGTAGCGTTTCTTTTCCTCGCCCATCTTGTTGATGTACGAACCAGTAACCACGGTTATATCTTTGATCTTTTTCATGCAAGGCTTTCAAGTTGTTGGATTTTCAGTTCTACTTCACGCAAAAATTGAGTGACCATGTTTTCAAGGTGCTGGATAATTTCTTTGTCAGCCACTACACGCTTGATGAATAGTTGATGCTTTTCTGGCATTCGTGGGTCAAAGGATACAAAGTCGCACCAGGGTCGTTCTGTGCAAGCCATCTGCCACATCATTTGCGTGATGTACTTTTCAGGCACTTTTTGGTCAAGCAAAGTTGCAATGTGAGTTGCTGTGTTGGGGCATTTGATCTCCACCAATCCATCATCCGCCAACCCATCAGGTGACGCACCAGACATCTCAATCCAAGGGTGGGCAATGAACCCTACCTCGGTCACCAAAATCTCGACCTTGGCCTCATAAGCGGCTCGGGCAAAGGGTTCGGTATCTGTGCCCCACTGCATGGCAGAGTTGCTAAAAGACTCAGCAGGTTTGCCAGTCATGCGTTCGCAGACTAATTGCGCCATGTAGTTATCCCTGCTGGTGCTGTAACCAGTCTTGGTTTTGGCGATAACATCTGCCACCCTGCTGGCGGTGACTTTGCCACATCGTGCGGCAAACCATTCAGTTGTACCTTGGTCCATCATTTACCTTTCAGGTCGTTGGTTAATTGAGTCTCAAGCAAAGCCTTTTTAGCGTCCTTTTTGGCGATGACCTTGGTAACCCATGCTTGTTCACCTTTGGCGGCTGTATACGCTGTTTTGTAGGCTTTCTGAAGGTCTACTATCGTGGTGACTTCATCCATTGCCAAAAGTAAATCAACCATCTGGTGTTCGTTGACTTCTGACTTGACCTCGGTGCGGCGACTGGCACTGTTTCCATCATCGTCCTCTGGCGCAATTCCACAAGCCGCCATCAAACTGTATCGCCGTGCATAAGTCAAAGCAGACCCATAGCCTTGAGGGTCTTGCTTGGATGCTGGCACATGGAGAATGCCGCATTCGAGCATTTCGCCTGATTCGTGCACGAACATGGTCTCCACCATAACCCCATCGTTGCAGTCGTAGCATTTTTGAATCAGGGCAATTCCGTTGTCGTTCAACCCTTGAATCACTGCTTCAACGCAAGCGGATAGATCAGCGTAACGACTTT